TCCGAACAATCCACGGCCTACTGCGCCGCCTAATGGGCCGCCAAGAGCGGTTCCAGCGGCTCCAGCAAGACTGCCGAGCAAGCCCATGCTTGAGTTGTATGAACCAACTTGATTGGCGTAATTGCGTTGTGCGAAATCGCCCGCCGCCTGACCCGCTTGGAACAACGGAGCGGGAGCCACGGTGACGCCGCTATAGCCTTGGAACTGCGGCACGGCAACTTGACCGCCTGACAACAACGCGCTGATCTCGTTGACCGGGATGCTGCGAATGGCGGCCTGCTGGGCAAGTGCCTGCTGAATCGCCGTATTACGGAACTGCTGTTGGGCGATGTTCTGCTGGAACTGCTGTTGTTGTGCGGCGTTTGCGGCAGCCTGACGCGCCAACTCTTGCTGGTACGCCTGTGCTTGAGCCTCGTTGTAAAACCCTGCGGCTCCTTGCGCTTGACCAACCTGCTGCGCTTGACGAGCAAGGTTTGCTTGCTGCGCGGCGACTTGCTGCTGGAAGTTTTGCGCAGCGGCTTGGTTTTGCAATTGCTGCACGTTAACGTTTTGGCCGAAAATCTGCTGTAACGCTTGATTAGCCGCCTGATTGGCTGCCAGTTGACGTTCATAGTTTTGCGCGATAGCCGCGTTTTGCAGTTCTTGCGCCTGCTGCCCCATGCCAAACTGCTGCAATAACGCTTCGCGGTTAAACTGACCCGCACCGAGGGCTTGCTGGTAGTTTTGCGCGATGGCCGCGTTTTGTGCCTGTTGCGCCGCCAAGGCCTGCTCAAAATTTTGGCCGATAGCCTGATTTTGCATTTGCTGCGCGGCTTGAGCTTGCCCAAAGTTTTGTGCAATAGCGCGGTTGTACGCATCAGCAGCAGACTGCTGCGTACCAAATGACGCCAATTGCGCCTCACGGCCAAACTCACCCGCTTGCAACCGCTGCTGAAACGCTTGTTGCTGCGCTTGGTTCTGTGCGGCTTGCGTTGCCAGCGACTGTTGTAGGTTTTGGCCAAGTCCGACGTTATAAAGCTGCGCTTGCTCCATGCCTGCACCAAAGCCTGAAAGGGCGGCTTGGTTGGCAAACATGGCGCGGGATTGTTGTTCCGCAAACGCTTGCTGACGAGCGGCTTGATCCAAGCTGATGCCTTGCGCTGCGGCCTGCAACAGCAGGTCGTTTTCTTTCTGCATCTGCGCCGACATGGCAGCGTTATATGCCTCGCCACCCGGTCGTAGACCTTGATTGATGAGTTGCGTCTGGAGTTGTTGACGCTCACCCTGCAACTGTGGCGACAAACGGGACAACAATGCCGTCTGCGCTGTCATGCCTGCGTTGATCGGGCCTTGCGGCAAGTTGCCAATGTCAATTTCGCGCTGTAATTGTGGGCCGCCTACAAACTGTTGCGCGTAACCAAACTGGCCTTGTTGCGGGCCACCCGCCACACCGCCGATGCCTGACAGGTCAAGTCCTTGTAGGTTTAGTCCTTGCGGGCCTCCCTGTGCCAATCCAAATAAACCGCCAGCGGGGCCACCTTGTGCGGCTCCAAACGCTTGCCCACCGGGAGCGTTTTGTGCATAAAACTGGCTTGCATCAAGCGCCCCAAGGCTAGTAGGCACGGCAGGGCCGCCGCCCGCTCGGCCATACATTTCGGCTTGTGCAGGCAGCACAGCGCCTTGCGCAACTACGTTCGCTTGCGCTTGTTGGCCCGCCGTTACCTGTCCCGGTAACGCTTCTTGACCATAGCTGGCAAGCGGCGCGTAAAAACCTTGTGGTGCGGCTTGAATTGCGCCCGATGAGCCGATGTCGTAACCGAGGCTTGGGAGGTTTTGCGGGCTAAATGCCGACGCGATTCCAAGATTACCAAGCCCGCTTGCTGCGCCTGCTGCGGCCCTCGCCATATACGCTTGCGCCAACTCTTGTTCGCGCAAAGCTGTTTCAGCGTTTGGGTTGATCGTTTGCCGAACGGTCGGCTGCTCAATAAAGCTAGTAAATTGCTCTTGTGTCGGTTCTGGCCCGATATACCGATCAGGATTTTCCGCTAAACGGTCGTAATACGACTGCAACGCCTTTTGGTATGCATCGGTGTCTATTTGCGGCGTTTTTGTCCAAGTGACCGTTTGCGTCCCTTGTGGGGTGTAAATGTTTGGATTGGACATATAGGCCGACTGCTTGGCGGCTGCCAAGTTGGCCTCACCCTGCTTAATAGCAAGGGTGGTGTAGTCAGGTGCTGGCGGCGGTGCCGGTGATTTTTTGCCCATACCGAGGCTCCAAATAACGACACCGATCTGGTGTCTGCGTCATAAAAACAATGTCTCCATCGGGAGCGCCGTCTTTTATTCGCGCTTCCTCAGAAAACCCCATTTTCGTGACCAATTTGAGCGCCCGGGTATGGTTGCTGCTGATTGGCCCTATAATCTTATCAACATTTGCTACGTTGTAGGGATAGTCATATACCGCCGCCAAGTAAGCGGGGGTAATTTGATCCCAAGTAATATGGCAGACAACCGATCTGCCATTCCACATCTCATAAACCGTCCCGGCGACCAATTCGCCGTCCTTTTCAAGCCCAATAGCAACCGAACGGTCGGGATTATACGCCCCTTCCGTGCGTGCCATAGTCCAATGCCCCACCTCGGGGCTGCTTACGATGCGCCAGCCCATCCGAGTTGATACACCACATCCGTTGAAGCCCACTCCAACGAGACGTTTTTGCTGCTACTGTTGAAAACCAAGCCACCGCAATAGCCGATGCCTTGGATACCCACGAAATTGTTGGTGATGATAAGGTCAGCACCCCATACCGCTTGATTCCATAAGCCCACATCCCACAAGCCGTATTGTGTTGCTACAAACGACAATGCGCCGAGGTCAGCGTTAGTTTGGAAATCCACGTTCATGCCAATGTTAATGGTTGGCTGACCGTTGCTATAAATGGTTGGGCGCCCACGGGTGAAATACTTGATAACGCCGCGTGTTTCAAAATAGTTGAACGCTTGCAATGACTGCGTATTGATGGCAATTCCATCGTCGTTATACCCATCAGTCCCGCTACCAGCCGTCCAACATTCCGCAACGTAACCGTCACCGCCGAAATACGGCTTATCATTAAGCAAAGCGAAACAATTTGCCGTCCAGCCGGTAAACTTGCACCACGCTTTTGTAATGTTGTTCATTACAAATTGTTCTTGGGTTCCAACACTAACTGGAATGTTGACAATCAGCGCGTTGTTAAGCGGATTGTAAAGCAACGCCCATCCGAAATTGCTTTTGTAGGTGCGGGCGGCGGCAGCAAATGCACCTTGAATCTTGTCCGATAACGCCACTTGCGGGTCAAGCCGCGAGGATTGCAGCGCGGCTGCAAATGGGATCAGCCCATCAAGCGTAAGGATAAGAAGGTCACCACCGTACTTTTGCAAGCATCGGCGCGAAATCGGAGCGCCAACAATCCATACCCCAATCAACGCCCAAGTAGACGCGCTAGATGGGTCAGTGCCACGGTAAACGATAACCTCACCTTGATCGGTGACAAATACAAGGTTGTCATCTACGCCATAACCCGCATCAATTGTCCATGAGGCCATTGCGATCAGCGTGCCGCCAAGATGCGCGACCGAGGACAGGTCAAGTACCTGCGCTGCACCGCCCACTGAGGACGTTGGCAAATACCACGCCTTCAGCGTGTCTTTTTCAATAAACCACATTCGGTTTTTGAACAAAGTCGGCGCAAAAAGACTAGTGGTCGTAACACCCGTGATGGCAGGGGTAGAAGCGCCGTCAATGGCCGTCCACGTTGTGCCGTCAAATAAACGTGGTTTATCCACGCCGTTTGCGGCATACAAATACCCACCACCCGAGGTCGTGATGTTGGTGTATTCCCAACGGCTGTTAGATAGGCCAGTAACTTTGGCTGCGCCTACCGCGCCCGCCGTTGTGACTTCGTATATGTTGCCGCCAACAACGGCATACATCTTGTCTACGGCCCCTGCGTTATAAACCAACAAGCTTTCAATTTGCCCGGTCATGCCCGTTGCGTGCTTCTTGTAACCGCCACGCAACGCCACGCTAGAAACGCCGGGAAACAAATTATTTAGCGTAACGGCGTCCGTAGGATTCATGTTGGCAAGTGAATCGCGGGCGTTCCAACCACCCACGGGCGCAGGCAACGAGGCGACGTTATTGGTCGTTCGTTGAATTAACCGCCTACGAACGGGCGATGCCATTATTGGCTATCCGTGCCGTAGCCGCTGTCAGGAATGTTGTCGTAGCCGATCAACACCGTACCCGGTCGCGGGGCAAACGAGAGGTTGGCAGCAGCCGTGTCTTGCGCCACAGCCGTCTCAAACTCCATCAAGTAATCGCGGTAGAGGGCGGTCGTGTCAAAGCCCTTGGCCTCAAAATACTTGAGCTTTGTACCCAGCACCATGAGGCGATCTGGGTAAATGCAAGTGTCGTTGTCAGCCGTAAAACTGTTTTGCGGCGTGCCATCAGACGAATACGCCCATGCCTTGCTGCGGTACTCAAATCCCAGCAATTCGCCGCCGTTCATTCCCGGCCATATCTGAAAATACTGACCAAGCAAGCGCCAGCGGATACGCGGGCCAGTGCTGATGTAGCCAGAGAGCAGCCACTGCCACTGTTGCGGTGACTCGGGGCCAAGCATTTCCCACCGCTTGCTCTTGTCCCAATGCGTGCGGTTAACCGACGAGTTGTAGTCAGCGGGGAGCGAGTATTTGACCTTCTGGAAAATAACCTGCCCACCTACAACGGTCTCTGTAACTTCGTAGTTCAGCGTGACGCTCGTCGGGCCAACGGAGGTGATGTAGGTGGCGTTTGGGATGCCGACCCCTTGCACCTGATAGGTCGTATCCAGCCCCGTCGTAGAGGCAAGACCAGTGATCGTGGCAACCCCATTGACCCAGTTTCCTGTTGCGGTCGTGGCCTCGGTGTAAAACGTATGCGGGCGCGTCAGTTCACGCCAATCAGCACGACGGAGAAGCTCATACCCAACCGCGTTCATTAGGGCTAACAACTGCACAACGTCTTGGCTATTGTTGCCCGCCACGGTGGAGGGGGTCGGAATTCCCAACTCTTGGGTACATTCCTGTATGAGGTCAACCATCGTGCTGCCCATGCTATGCCTCCGTTAATTCTTTCGGCGGTCGGCCCCGACGCGGCTTTTCAGCCGTAAGCGCGGCCATCTGCGCCTGTAATTGCGCCAACTGACGCTTGGTATCTTCCAATTCTGCACTGCTTTCCACACGGTTTTTGCGATTGAGGTACAACCGCGCTCTTTCGCGCAGCCCCACACCGCCCATGCCTACGCGCTGCAATTGACCGTCTGAGGCCAGCGCAAGCTGCTCTACCGTCAAAAACTTGAGGATACTTAACTCTGCGATCTGGTCGCGGTTGATTTCCTCGGGGGCGTCTTTATGCCACTGCGACAACGGTGTGCCAATCTGTGCAGCCGCGCCCTCGCTCTGCTGCATTTGGAAATACAGCCATTGGCGCGGGAACCGCTCTTTATGGTCATCGCGCACCGGCTGGTCAATCACGTTAGTCTTATCTCCCGGCGCTTGGATACGCACATACGAATTGCCCTTCTTTGGGCCTTCCTCGCGTACATAAAACTCAACGTGCAGTTGGGCATCGGCGTTATTGATGTCGCTATCTAATGGCATTGTCCTTGCTCCTGTGGGGATTACAGGTTGTTGACCTGTGTAATGGTACAAATGACCGAGGGAATCGCAGGCCATACGCTTGTGGCGCTGGCTGCGAGAATTCTAGCGTTTGTGGTATCGGTTGCCCACATCAACTCAACGTAGTTCGTTGGCTCAAGTTGAATGATAAAGTTCCACGCGGCGACGGTACGCGCCGAGGTGCCTTGCAGGGCGACCGTGCTGGCGGTGTTGGCGACGTTGGTGCCGTTTTTACGCAACCAAATGTAAATGTTTGCCGTGCCGCCAGAAGTTTCATCTAACTGTGCCGAAAACTGCACGTTGTAGACGCCTTGGTTAGCCACTACAAGCCGAGAGGTAGGCGAACCGACCGACACCCCATTGCTGCTATCGGTGGTATTAAACGTCATCGCGTAAGCGGTATTAATAGACGCCGCCGTTTGCAGCGTAGTGTCGCTAAACGCACCGTAATGCAAGATGGGAACTGACCGACCAAAGCCTTGCAGTTCTTCCCAAAGCGTATTGCTGACGGCATAAAACATGGCCGAGCAATCCGCATTGATTGTTCCTGATCCTGCCGCGTTAATCGTGTCAGTTGCGCTGTACGGGTACACCGTTAACGGGTTTGCGCCGCTGTTTTTAATAATAATCGTCTCGCCCATTTCAGCTTTGGGCAACTTGACTCCTGAGCCAGAGGCGACCGTGGTGATGTTGTTGTAAACGTAAGTAACTTGCGTGGCATTACCTGCTGACGTACCGGCTGCTGAGACGTTGGTTACGCCATCTCCACAAATGGAGACCGTAGACAACTGGCTTGCCCCTGCACCTAAAACTCGGGAAGGAATAGCCATTAGGCCGCCTTCGCTCGTTCGTGACGGACGCGCATAATTTCAGCAATAAGACCGGGGCCACGCGCATCCACATCAATGTCGCCCATGACTTCAAACAGCTTCTGGAACTCGTTGGCTTGCTGGGCCATTGCCATGTTGCAGTTGAACTTCTTGCCGGTCGGCCCACCTACATGAACGTCAATGGATGGGCCGGTCATCTCGCCCGTAAATCGCTTGAGGCCATCGGCGCGGTTGCAGGAGTCGTAACCATACAGCACGAACTTGCGGAAGCCGAGCAGATAGCCAATGTTGATGGCACGCAACCCCGAAGTCGTCCCGCCACCCACAGCCAACTTGCCGGGGCCAATCGCTTGCATCTCGGGGCCGTCTGCCCATGAGTGCCACAGCCATACGTTTTTACCTTTGAGGTGATCAAACGTGACAGGCGGGCAGCGCGAGGCAACAAGGTACACGGTACGGTCGTTCGCTTTCTGCACGCCATTTGTGCGATCACGCGGGTCAAGATTGACCCACATATCAGGCTGGATGCCGTTTTCGCACAGAAAATCGTGTGCCGCTTTGATCGCCACAATGGGGCGATTGGCGCGGCGGTGCGCTTTAATTTCGTCAACAAAGTCAGGCATTGACCACCCGCTCGCTACGCACACGAATGTTCCATCGTGCTTGATAGGAGCGGGGGCCAATTCTGGAAGACCACGGGCAAGCGAGGAACGGATATTGGAACAGAGTTCCTCTGCCGTACCCGCCGCCTGCACCGTGATCTCCAGAGGCTGCATTAGGCGTTCAGCCCCGTCAGGATATGCGGGTAGCCTGCAATGCAAGTCACAGCGGAGGCCGAAGCCGCCGAAGTGGTTGCAACAAGACCCGCCACCAGACCCGCCGTCACCGTTGCATCGTCCAGCACACCAGCCGTTGCCGTCGTGAAGAGCGGCACGTTCGGTTGGCAAGCCGTAGCGACGTTGATTCGCGGGCGACCGCCGAGTTGCACCCAGCCGTAAGAGGCCGAGGCAATGGAGGTCTGCGCGAAGCCAACGGCCTTGCTGCTTGCAGCGTTAGTCGTGGTAAGGGGAACAACAGCGTCATTCACCAGTACCGAAACTGCTGCATAAGCGGAAACGGTGGAAGCCGCCTGCACGTACATCGCTTGACCGCCATCGTCAAGGTTGACAACGGTGCCAAGGTTGAACTGTGCCGTGGTATCCACGTTGCCGAGGGCAACACCAATCAAGTTTGAAGTTGAAACAGGCATTTTAGTTACCCCTTAATCAATCAGCACGCCTTGGAACTGGCTGCCCGAACAGGTCAAGTTACCTGCCCAGCCAATCAGTTTCACAATGGCGTCTTGGTTAACGGCCTGTCGCTCGCCGCCAATCGGCACAAAGTTACGATCTTTGTGCGGGCGGAAGTGCAGGTACTTGGTGTTGAGGAACCACATATGGTTCGCGTTGCCAGCACCGCTGTTGTAGGTGGACGAACCGATACCACCGTCCAGCACAACGTCGGAGGCCATGCCCGCGCCGTAATACTTGAGGGAGGCAAAGCCCGCACCCGCGAGGCCCGAACCGCTCTCGGTAATACGCTGGATCGCCTGAAGCGATTGCAGGTAATAACGATAGTAGTTGTTGTCGGCCACGATGAGATCAGGCTTGTCGGTGCCACGAACGAGCTGCACGGCCAAAGCGTCCATGTACCCCTGAATGGTGGTATTGGACACAACGCCCGAACCGCTTACCGAGGCATCAAACACCTTGGACTGCCAGAACGACCACACGGCACGGTTGATGCCGCCGTAGGTTCCAGTGGTCGGATCATCGGGAACAGCAGCAGCAAGGCCCGTGAGGTTCTTGCCCGCGTTTCCGGTGCCGTCGCCGTATAGGTCACCGCTGATGCGGTTAGCCAGTTGGGCTTCGGCAATCTGCATACGACCATCAAGAAGGTCAATGATGGCCTCCTTGCCCGAGTTCTGGATCATCTCCAGACCCGAGATCGTCACCGCCGAGGCGTACTGCGTGATGCTGAACTGGGCAGCCGAAATCGGGCTGTTCTGTCCCACGTTCAACACTTCGTAGCCGCTGTACGAGTTGGTGTTGTTGGTCGTCGTATCGTTGTACATGATTTCTTGCAAAATCACGTTACCGCCCGAGAACGTCTTAACGTTCCCGCGCTCCTTCAGGCGACGAAGCAACGCATTGTTGTTCGTCACGTTATCAGCAAGCTCACCGCTACGGCTCTGGATTGTGGTAGCGATGATGTCGCTGATACTAGAGTTGGCAAATGCCATTTTATTGCTCCTATATCAGTTGATTAAAGACGTTGCTCGGCTTCAGCAAATGCTTCTTCCAGCAACGCACGACGGTCGCTGCTCTTGGGAGCCGTGTTTACGCCGGGTGTGGCGCTTCTGACACTCACCGCTGCTGCGCGAGCGGTTTTAGCCGCTCGGTTTTGCTCCTTAGCTTGTTTTGCGGCAATTTCAGCCTGTTGGGCTTTCGTCACCTGTTCAAACAAGTTGGGATCAAGTCTGATGGCTTTCTCATAAGCTTCCTCCAGCGTCTGCGCGAGTCCACTCTGTAGGAGTTGAATCATCGCAGGGCGGGCATCTTCAAAATGTTCGGCCTTCAGACTAAATTGGTTGATTTCGCCCAGCAGAGTCTGATTTTCCATCATCTCTTGCTGCTGCTTCCAGCCCATGACCTCGCCACGGACTTGGTTCAGTTCGTTCTGCAACTGCCACACTAACGGGTCAACCGATGAGGCGGCTTGTTGCGGTGCTGCGCCTTGCTGTCCCGGCGCTTGTTGCGGCATGGCGTTTAAGTTGATGCCGTAGGATTGCGCCAACTGCATAAAATACGCTTGGCGTGTTTGCGGATCGCTTGTGCGGAGCTTGTGATCAGCCTCCATCAACGCCGCAACCGCCTTATCAGGGGTCAACCCGAGTCCCTGAATCGTGTTCATATAGGGCTGAATAGCACCCTGCATAGAGTCGGCAAATTGTGCCTTTTCAAAGATGTTTTCTATGCCAGCCCGCATTTCCTCTTCGCGCTTCCACGCATATTCCTGCAATTTCGGGTCGGCCTTTTGCCAAACCTCATGGAATTCACGACGCCATGAGGCGGGCGGGCGTTTCCACACCGGCTCACGGTCATACAAAGTGTTGAGGTCGCCTTTTTCTTCGGCAGGCGCTTCCTGTTTGAGTTCAGCCGCCTGCGGTTTTGTAAACCGGCCCTGCGGATCACGAACTACAGGCTCAATCGGCTCACCTTTCTCGGCAGCCTCAAATCCCTGTTCCAATATGGCGCGTCGGTCAAGCTCGGGGGTGTCCGTACTTGCCTCGGGTGCCGTGTTTTCAAGCTCCATTTACCCTCTCCTGTGGGGATTGGTGAAATTTGCGTGCTGACGCAGGTCGCGCAGTATGCGATCTGCTTGCTCGTTGGTCATACGGGTGTTGACCATGTGCTTAATACGTTCAAGGCGCGTGTCTACGGGTTTCTCACGCCGAACGTGCTTGCTCGGATCTTCATTGCCGACCTCAATGCAGTTGTTCGCTTTGAGGTGGCGTCGGTGTTCTGAGCGGGAAGTCACCATCTTGCCGTCAATCATGCTCTTGTACGGCACGATGTCGGGCATGACATAGTGATAACGCCCTTTAGCGTCTTTTTTACGCTCTACAAACTCGCCGTCAACGTAAACGTAGGTGCGTTTCATTGCTCGTATGGGGGCGTTGGCATGGTTTTGCCCATCTGCGCGATGCTGAGCTTCGTCTGGGCGTCAAGGTCGGCTTTGTAACGGTCAGCAGCTTGCTTCTGTTGCAGTTCTGCCGCCTTCAAGCGTGCCTCAAAGTCCATTTTTTGCTGTTCCATCGTCATCTTGGCTTGATTGCGCAATTGCTCCATTTGCATCTCATGCTGCATTTTGGCTTGCGTAAGCGCCGATTCCATCTGCATCTTGGACGTTTCCATCTGGCCCTTCTGCTGCAACTCGGCTTGCTTGCCTTGTTGCTCGCCATCGGGGCCGCGCTGCATCGCCGCTTGCTGCAACTGCTGCAACGTGGCGTCAATCTGCCCTTCAATCGGTCGTGCGGCCTTAAACGCCTGCATCCCAAAGCGCAACAACTCCATCATCATCGGCACCATTTCAGGCGAGGCTTGGCCGACCGGCAACGCTTGGGCGAGGAACCCACCAAAGGCTTGCAGGAACTGAATACGGTCTTGCTTATTCTGGTTTTCGTCCAGCATCACAAGGCTGTCGGCAGCAATGTCTACGCGGAAGTTACGCAGCGGCTTGTCGCGCAGCAGTTCTAATGCTTGCGGGATCAACTGCTGATCGGCGGGCGTCATTTGGCTGGCGGCGGCATACGCAAGAATTGTTGCAGGCTGATAATGCATACACATCACCTGCGCTTTCAGCCGTATGACCTCTGAGGCAAAAAGGGCAACGTCCTCTTGCAAAGCGCGGAGTCTCAACCCCGCGTATTGCCCTTTGATTTGCTGGGCGGTCGCCGTTTCGCTGGCGAACGAGGTGCCTCGGATGATGTCCGAGATGCCCGTGATTTCATAGATTTGGCTCTTGATGTCCTCTCTAGCTCGGTAGCAGTTAAGTAACGCATTTGCGAGCGTGTCAAGTGGGAGGAGGTCAATGCTGCCTTTAAGGCCGCCTTTTTCGCTGAAAGCCATCCACTTATCCACTGGAATAAGCGCATTGTTGTCGCCCTCCGTGAGAAGCCGTTGTAGCGCCGGTTGGCTGGCGTCATACACGCCGCGCACACGCAGCGCCTTCACCAAGCCATCAATACGGTCGGACAGGATGTCCAACTCCATCGCTTGATCTTGATACAAAACAAAATCAGGGACAGGAACGAGTGTGTCGCTGGTAATCGTGGCGTAAAGCGGTTTCGGGCAAGGGAAAAAACCTTCAAGACCGAGCGGGTCGTCGCGCTCGTCAATCATCTGCGGCATACCCTTGCAGAACCAATAGACCTTTTGCCGCTCCTTATCCCACAACTCACAAATCTTAGCGCGGTTATACGTTCGCTTAGACTCGTTGTAAGCGTTCAGCGGTTCTGGCCCTTGATCTAACGGGATGCGGCGAGCCATCTCGGCACCAAACCGCTCCACAAGCGCCTCCCGGGTCATATAAACCCAGCGCCATACGCAAGTGACTTCTTCCCATGTGCGGGCCTGTGAGTGGCCGAAATCGCGCCAATGGACATAATCCACCGGGGCGCACTCGTACTCAATTTTCTCCATCATTGGCGGCGCACCTTCGCCCTGCTCAATGTTAGAGGTCACGCTTACGCCATCATCCTCAATGCCGATGGGGGCAACGTGCGGCTCATAACGCACCCATGCCGTGCCACGGCCACCGAGGAAGCGATCCTCTACGGCATAGTTCATCGTGGAGCGGAAGTCTGCGTAATGCTCAATCT